GAAGGCGATCTTCTCAATGGCGTCTATGACAGCGCTTGCGTCGAGATCTGGCTGGTCGACTGGGCGAATGTGGCGGATCGGATCCTGCTCGACGTCGCCTCGCTTGGCGAGGTGCGGCGTGGGGAAAAGGCTTTCAGCGCAGAGCTGCGCTCGGGCGCTCATTTCTTCGATCAGCAACGCGGCCGCACCTTCCAGCGCGGCTGCGACGCCGATCTCGGCGACGCGCGCTGCAAGATTGATCCCGCCGTCGTTTCCACTTCCGGCGTCGCGGTGGCTTTTGGCGGCGGCGTATTGACGCTCGATCTCGCCAGCGCCCTGCCGACGCATTTCCTCACCGGCGGGACAGTGCGTTTCCAGCAGGGCCCCAACGCAGGCGCGACCTTCGTCGTGAAATCGCACCGCCAGGACGCTGGCGTGCGCGCGGCGATCGAACTCTGGACGTCGCCGAGCGGCGCCATTGCGTTGGGCGACGTTGTGATGCTGACAGCGGGTTGCGACAAATCCCCATCGACCTGTCGCGACAAATTCGGGAATATCGTCAATTTCAGAGGATTTCCGCACATGCCCGGCAATGACCGGGTGATCGCCTATCCCGGCGCGCAACAACAGCAGGAGATGGACGGCGGGAGCCTGTTTCGATGAGCGTCGAACGCGCGACCATCGTCGCCTGCGCGCGGCGCTGGATCGGCACGCCGTACCGCCATCAGGCGTCGTTGATCCATGTCGGATGCGATTGTCTTGGCCTGGTGCGCGGCGTCTGGCGCGAGGTCGTCGGCGACGAACCCGAAGCCGCGCCGCCGTACACGCCCGACTGGGCCGAGACGCTTGGTTTGGAAACGCTGCTCGACGCCGCCGGCCGTCATTTCACGCCCGCGTCTGTCGACGCCTTTCGAGCGGGCGATGTGCTTGTGTTTCGCTTCCGCGATCACCTGCCCGCCAAGCATCTGGGCATCGCCACGTCGGCGACGCATATGACGCACGCGCATAGCGGCGCCTGCGTCGCCGAAGTCGCCATCGCGCCATGGCGGAGACGACTTGCCGCGGCCTTCGCTTTTCCCGGCGTTCTCGACTGACGCTCCTCCTCATATCGAGAAGCACGCATGGCGACTCTGGTTCTTCAGACAGTCGGCTCCGCCGTCGGCGGGGCCATCGGCGGGCCGCTTGGCTCCACCTTTGGGCGTCTCGCCGGCACGGTCGGCGGCGCCCTGATCGACGGAGGCTCGCAATCCGCCGCCGCGCCGCGCATCAGTGTGGGACCGCGCCTGAAATCGATGGACGGCGTGACCTCGTTCGAAGGCGCCGGCATCCCGCGCGTCCACGGTCGCGCACGCATTGGCGGCCAGATGATCTGGACCACGCGCTTTCTCGAACGCACCAATGTTTCCTATGACATGACGCAAGGCGACAGCAGCGGCAAAGGCGGCGGGGGCGCTGCGTCGGTAAAGACGACTGTCAGCTATTCCTACTTCGCCAATCTCGCGATTGCGCTTTGCGAAGGACCGATCGCCTTCGTCCGTCGCATATGGGCGGACGGCGTGGAGCTCGACCTCACGACCCTTCCACTCCGCATCTATCGGGGCGACGAAACCCAGGAGCCAGATCCGCTGATCGTCGCCAAGGAAGAGGCCGGTCAGGCGCCCGCCTATCGGGGACTCGCCTACGTCGTTTTCGAGAATTTGCCCCTCGCCTCCTTCGGCAATCGCGTTCCGCAATTCACCTTCGAAGTGGTGAAGCCTGTCGCTGGCGTTGGCGAGATGATCCGGGCCATTGACCTGATTCCGGGCGCGACCGAAGCCGGCTATCTGGCCGACCTCAAACTCAACTTCTGGTCGGCTGGCGCGACGAGCGCCGAAAATCGACATCAGCTCACTGCGGAAACGGACTGGAAAGCCTCGCTCGACGCGCTTCAGGCGCTTTGCCCGAATCTGCGAAGCGTGGCGCTCGTCGTCGCCTGGTTTGGCGACGACCTGCGCGCCGGCGAATGCACAATCGAGCCGCGCGTGGATTCGCGCTTCAAGAC